ATTCTCACTCGGTCTTTAAGTTTACTGACCTTGAAAAATGCATGGTTGATATTACTCGCTGGCGTGACTTCAAGCCGAAAACGGTAGACCCATTTGGTCGGCGTGAAGTGTGGCTTGGTTATGACCCTTCACGCACCCGAGATAATGCCTGCTTGGTGGCCATTGCACCACCGATTGTGGCACCCGAACAATTCAGAGTATTAGAAAAACATTATTGGCGTGGACTTAATTTTCAACACCATGTCGCGCAAATAGATGAAGTATTTAACCGTTATAACGTGACTTATATTGGCGTAGATACCACAGGTATCGGTGGCGGTGTATGGGATTTAGTGCAAGCGAAATATCCACGGGAAGCGGTAGCAATTCACTATAGCAACGAGAACAAGAACCGCTTGGTATTAAAAATGATTGATGTCATTGAAAGTGGTCGGTTGGCTTTTGACGCTGAACACAAAGACATTGCGATGGCATTTATGGCAATTAAACGCACCAGCACCAATAGTGGCAACATGATGACATTCAAAGCTGAACGTAGTGAAACAACAGGCCATGCCGATGCATTTTGGGCGATTTCTCACGCCATTATTAACGAACCTCTCGATCACAAGTCAAAACGCAAATCAACATGGGCAACAGCAGCATGACAGAGCAATATATAAAACAAGACCAACTCACTGAAAACAGTAATGCCAATGATGAAAGCATTATGTTTAGTTTTGGTGAATCCGAGATCATGAACTCAGATTTCAGCAACTATGAATACAGTGAGCTTTATTACAATGATGATGGTGACTACTGGGAACCGCCACTTGATAGAACCGGCTTAAATAAATTGACCCGCGCTAATGCTTATCATGGTTCTATTTTAATGGCACGACGCAATATGATTGCAGGCCGTTATCTCAAGGGCGGCATGCAAAAACAGCAGGTCCAAGCCTCAGTACATGATTTTCTTGAGTTCGGTGATACTGCCATTTTAAAAGTACGTAATCATTTTGGCCAAGTAGTTCGCTTGCACCCACTACCATCAATGCACTTACGTAAAAATAAGAAAGGCCATTTCTGGTTACTCGAACGCGATGATAAAAAACGATTCTACAAAAATGATGATGTGATTTTCATTAAACAATACGACCCTGTGCAGCAAGTGTATGGCGGGCCAGATTACTTAGGCTGTGTGCAGTCGGCATTGCTCAGCACTGATGCAACATCGTTTCGACGCCGTTACTATAAGAACGGTTTGCACATGGGTTTTATCTTTTATGCAACAGACCCAAATTTAAGTAAAGATGATGAAGATGATTTAAAAGAAAAGATGGCATCAAGCCGCGGTGTGGGTAACTTTCGCAGTATGTTTGTTAATATTCCCAACGGTAAAGAAAAGGGTATTCAGTTAATACCGGTCGGTGATATTGCCACTAAAGATGAGTTCGAAAAGATTAAAAACATCACAGCCCAGGAGGTGATCACTGGTCATCGTTTTCCGGTTGAACTGGCTGCTATCATTCCGAACGGTGGAACCCGTGGTGATCCAGTTAAATTTAACCAGGTGTATACACAAAACGAAGTGATACCCGCTTGCGAAATGTTTACTGACGCTATCAACTCGGATCCTGAAGTACCAAAACACTTACATTTTGAGTTTAATTTGAAAAATGGAACAAGTAATTCATTGGTCTAGGTTTATGCCTTCTGTAATTGGCTACAATTAGGCTTTGTTATCTCTAAAATAGAGCATTTATTATATTAAATGCTCTGATAGAAAAATAATTAATCACTATACTTTCTTATCACTTTTAACAGTAAAACCTGGTATCTCAATGCTCCAAGCATTACCAGAGAATTTGACTGATTCTCCTTTATTCAGCTTCGATAAAATAAAATCTTTCTTATTCTCTTCATCCGCTTCGAGCCTTATGCTTATCATTTTTGAATGACCGCATTTGAGTGTACCTTGAAGTTCACCGCCAGAGGTAGTCTCAATATCTCCCAACTTACCTTTATGCTGCACTTGTATATATTGCGACTCTTCAGCACCGTTTTCACAAAGTTTGTGGGTTTCCGCTGTTTGAATTAAAATATACGTACGCTTATGCATTCGATTAAAGCTTCCATCGAGTTTTTCCCAATTATTTTCTAGAATCGATTCTGCCATATAAAAAGATTGTGATTTACCGGATTTAATATCACCAGTAAGTTGTTTTAAAAGCGCGGCCATTTTATCCGGATCTGAAGATGCTTTCAAATCGATATCAGTATCTATATATTCATAATAATTATAAATACTACGACTAAAGCGAGTATCTGAAGCATCTTTATTTGAGAGCCATTCTTCATAACTAGGTTTATCATCGATATTTTTATTTAATGTCAAATTCCACATTTTACTTTTGTCTATTTGTACCAATTTATTACTATCACTTTCAGTTCCACAAGCAGTTAAAACAATAACCGATAAAATACATACCGTAATTTTTTTTAGCATTTAAAATTTCCTTAATAAGGGTAGATACTCATAAATATAATTAAATATAATTAAATATAATTAAATATAATTAAATATAATTAAATATAATTAAATATAATTAAATACAATATCATAATGATGAAAGGTATTGATATTACAGGTAAATATATGTGAGGAGGTTCCATTTTTAATTACTGCACAAAATCAGCAACAATTTATATTATAATCATCACTGCAAGTTTGAAATTTTCACTTTATGATAAATATGCTCTAATCCCTTTCTGTGCCTGGCTTCCTTCCTATTTAAAGAGATCTTCAAACCACGCAGCAAGATCCTTTAAATAGTGACGTAAAACACAAAAAAAACCCACTTATCAATACGTTAACAAATATACATAGATCCTTAAGTGATCATTAATACTGAAAATAACTGTAAATGATTTCAATTTTTCAGTTTTGGACTTTTCAATTAACGCCTGTTCCTAACTTTAAATACATGCTCAAAGCCCTGTATACAAGGGGCTTATAGCTGATTACGGTTAATATCGGCACTTTTAAAATTGCGAAAATAAAACTGAAATAATTTTTTTTTACAAAGTCTCGCAGGTGGGGAGGAGGAGTGCGTTTTCCGTGACGTGATCTTTGTTTTCGTGGGCGCATGGCTACGCCCTAGCCTCTCTGCCGCTACTTATTAGTTATCATGAATGAATGCTTATCCAAACGGAGGGCTGCTGTGAATAATGCACAGTTCGTTACAGGGAAAGTTACCTAGGATAGTTTGATTTGTGCCTGGTTACACGATAAATACAACTGTATGAATAGACAGCAGTTTGTTTTATAATTGCTGGGTCAGTAAGTCAATCAAATGGATGTTTTATGCGAGTATTCTGCCCTGAATGTGGTGACAAAAGCCGTATTCAAAAAACAAATCGAATTTCTAGTGGATATGCGGATTTATACTGCAGTTGTAGTGACCCCGAATGTGGTCACACTTTTGTAATGAATCTTAGCTTTAGTCATACGTTGAGCCCTTCAGCCAAAACAACGTCTCAGCTAGCAATAGATTTGGTGAGAGCGTTGGCGCCCGAACAGCGCCAGGAGTTACAGCAACAGCTTTCTATTTTGTAAATATCAGCGACTGCATAAGCCAAACATGAAAGTCCCATCCAGCTCGCTTTTGGCCAAAATTTTATTGTACCTTAAACGTTAAAGAACACTATTAACAGGACACTCCCGATAACAGCTGATAATTCTCATCGTATGAGAATGGGCAAGTAATTGAACCACCTGTAATGTTAGGACTGCCTAGCTGCGAGTTAACATAGTTTCCTGTACCAGTAGGAGCATTGAGTGATCCAATAATCGAATGAGACATAAAAAGATTACCATCAGTTTGCTCAAGTGAAGATACTCGACTAAACAACAAATCTACCGTTAAACTAGGAAAGCCAACTTTAAGAGTATTGATATCACTATTAGTGATAGCGATAGTAATATTTTGTGTAGGGGATGGATTAACATTTGTTGGTGTGATGGATCCCGTTACTTTTGAGTTTCTTATTTCTATATTGGTTGATGGCCCATCGAAAACGACCCAATTACCGCCAATAACGCTGTTACTGACTTTAATATCACCACCACGTGTATCGAAAAATGTTGAACCCTCACATTCTGAATCATCCATAGTGATATTCGATACACGCTCGAAGCACTTAAAATGTGCCTTAATGGTCGAGTGAATCAATTCCACTGATGATGCTCCGGCTCCACTGACACCCCACCTCCCTTCTATATGTACATCTTTAAAACGAGCAATTGTACTAACATTGACAGCAGAACTCCCTGTGTCTAGTGGTGATCTTAAGGTCAGTGACTCAACAGAACTGTTGCTAACATTAGCAACACGAACAGTGGAATAAATAACGGTATTCGACTTATCAAAACCTTTTAAGCTAACGAAACTAGAAAGGTTTAATATAGATGACCCCAAATCATAATTGCCTGGATAAATTAGAATTAGATAAGGCTCTGTTGCTGAAGGCGCAGGATGAGAAGAAGTAATCATGTTGACGGCATCAATCAATGCCAGCCCATTGTCTGCAGGACTTGCTCCATGTGCCGAGACTGTAATAACTCTATTAGGTTGTGATAAACTTTCCAGATCGGACAATCTAGATTCTAAATTCAGGCTCTCAATTGCACTAACCCTTGTGGGCAAGTTCTCCCCACCTAAAACAGTTACCTGAGCCCTTGCATCGACAGCAACTAAGTGGGCTTCATCGGCAACTGATTGTGCTGTGGTTATCCGGTTATCTAAGTCTTGATTTTCTAGATTGGTAATTCGAGTAGAAGCATCACCAGCAACGGCAAGGGCATCGTGAGCTATTATACGAACATCCTCAGCAACAATATCAGCATGTACGAAGGCAGATTCAGCAGCTAACTGCGCCGTGTTTATCCGGTTATCCAAGTCTTGGCTTTCTATAACACTGACGCGTTCGTCTAAATCAGTAATTTGTTCTTGTGTACCACCACCACCTCCACCACCCGGTGGAGGGGCAGCCATTAGGGATAATGAAATTACAGACATAAAAATTATTGTCGAAGTGTTTATAAATAGCTCTTTAGCTTTTATTTTGTACATTACTTATCTCCTAAGTACTATATTCGGTTATTTTTTCAAATATATTGGTCTTTGATACAACTTGGCCTCCTTTGTTTTTTTATATAAACCTAGCTGCCTTTTTTATTTTGTCTAGTTTAAAAAATGAAACCATTATTTGAAGTGAAGAAGTAGGAAATATAAGCATTGGAAATCAATATCAGTTATCGTGAGTAAGTTGAAACTCTAAATTAGCAGAGCATCAGTAAGTTAGGGCACGATAAAACGCATGAATGGATATGGACATATGATTTCCAGGTAGAAAAAACCACAGTGAAAAGTTGATATTTAAGCCACCGTTATAATGACTTTATTAATAATTATTCTTCTAGACTTGCGCCAACAATCATTTGATGACGCTTATCCAGCCTGTTCATAAAGTACATTCCCAATAATCGTTGTTCCTGGTATCGCTAGCTTTCGTCTTCA